CAAATACCGCAATTCTTCCTACACTTGCAGACTCAAGCGACATTGCTATTTTGTTTGCGCTGTTTGCTTGTACTGCGCCAGTAGATTCAAAACTGTAAAGAGCCGATACGACTCCTTGAACATCCAACTTGTTTGCTGGCGAACTCGTACCAATCCCCACATTACCAGCACTTGTGATGTCAATGGCCTGAAGTGAGTCTGTGGCATTTCTAATTGAAAATTGTCCAGCGGCAAAAATGCCAACACCTGTTCTCCATGTCTTTGTGCCATCACCGTAGGAAGCATAGATACTTCCACCAGCCGCATTAAATTCTGCTGTTTTACTGGAAATCGTTGTTCCAAGTGAACCTACAGCAGACACATTCTGACTTGTGTCAATCGTGACAGCGGTGGTAGTTCCATTGGTCTTCAGTGCAAGGCTACCAGCACTATCCACTGAGCCTGAATTAAGAGTTACTTGAGTTGCCATGTTTTATTTCCTTTAAGGTGTTCCATTTGCAACAATGTTTGTTGCAGAGGTGATGACTCCAGTTGAAGACATAGAAGCAATTGTCGTTGCTCCATACTTAAACAACAATTTACCGCCAGATTCTTCAATTGTAAAGTTTGTGGTCAGCAACTTGGGTGTAGATGCGGCAGTCCCTGTCGTGTTCTGGTTTAACGTAGGAATGTCAGCCGCAACAATCGCCCTGAATGTAGGCACTCCAGAAGAACCATTAGGTGCGGCTAAGACATAGTTTGCAGTCTTAGAAGCGTAAGGGTTCTGAGTGTCGCCATAACCAGAAGACAACGAAATTGCTGGAGTAGTACCACCAGATGACGCAACAGGAGAAGTACCTGTAACAGAAGTTACAGTCCCTGTAAAAGCATCATTTGAGGTGATGGTGAAGTTGGGATATGTACCACTGATAGACGTTGTACCAGCACCAGTTAACGCAACAGTTTGGTCAGGTGCAGAGTTGGTAATGGTGATAGTCCCCGCACCCTCAGTAATGCTGATACCTGTGCCATCAGTTAGAAAAGCATTTTCCCAAACACCAGCCACAGCATCGTAAATCAAGGTGTTGCCAGATGCTAACGATGTGAAGTTCACATTTCCATCTGTTCCACCCAATACAGAACCAAATGAAGGACGAACAAACAATACGCCATTTGACGAACCAACATGAACAACAGCCGCCACAATGCAAATAGCATTAGGCACTGCTGGCTTGGTCTTGGTCAAACCACCTGTGACAGATGGGTTGTAGTAAAGAACATCACCTTGCGCCCAACTCTCTGCGCCACCAGTCGTGTTGATTGACTTAACTTCGCCAAAAGTCGTGACAAAAACCCAATCGTTTGTAGAGCCAGTTTCAGCGGCAACACCAAGAATGTAGTGTGCTTGTTCTGGTTGCAACCCTGTAGCTGGTGCGGCAGTCAAACCACCACTAGCACCTAGAGTACCAGTGAACATCAACACTTGGCCTTTGGTTGCCGCAGAAGACAACTTGACTCGGTAATACAGTTCTTCACCAATGTGCTGAATCTGATTGCCATTCATCTGGAATGACAGTGTTTGGAATTGGTCTTCAGCGTTGTAATACAACTTACCAGTTGCATTCGTAACAGTTGCGGCAGTGTCAAACTGGATGAAATCAGGTGATGAGATACCACCTGTGATGCCAGTCATTGATGTGATGTTGTCGTTTGCACCAGCAATAGCCCAACTCTGGTCAATCTTCTGCCAAGTAGAGCCGTTGAAGATCAGCCAGTCACCTGCTTTCCAGTCAGTGATACCGTTTAGGTTTGTAGAACCAGCAACATCAACAACATAATAGTAGCCGTTTGTCCCAACACTAGAAGTGAGAGTAGGAGTGTTTGTAGACGCATTCCATGTTCCTTGATAACTCAAACCACCAACAGCAGAACCCCATGAAAGGGTAGAACCATTGGTAGTTAAGAACTTGCCACCATTCCCCGATTGGCTAGGAATCAGGTTTGTAATCTGGGTTTGGAGGGAAGCTAGAGTATCAAGTACAGACTGAGAAGTGCCGCCACCATTAGTAATGACTTTGATGCGTTCTGCAAGATCAGGAGCAACAACTTCACCAACATTGAGTTCACGACCAGAAGACAGTGTAATAACAAGGCTACCGTCAAAATCAATGCGAGCATCGGTAACAGACACACCGTCAGCACCATCCACTCCATCACGCCCATCTCGACCAGCGTCACCCTTATCGCCTTTGAGTCCATCTCTACCCGACTTTCCATCTTTTCCATCTCGTCCATCCTTTCCATCAATGCCATCTCTCAGGCTAGATGCCTTGGATTGAATAGACGAATTCAACTCAGAGAAACGAGTTTCAAGGTCAGTTTTGATGCGTTTTAAGCCTTGAATGACTAACTCAGCACTCTTGCCTATGGTTTCTTCTCTGGCTTTAGAGGCTTTTTCTTCAGCAGACTTTTGTAGCGCAGTCAGCAAAGCCATCTGCTCATCAGCAGTCATATTCTCAATACCTAGCTTGCGCTCTAAGTCAAGAATATCCATTATGTGAGTTCCCTAGACAATCTGTCTAAAAAGTCATTCTCAACCTTGCTTTGCTTGTCAGCCATCTGCAACTCGACAATCTTTGACTTGTTCTTGATGTCTGCCTCTTTCAACATCAGTTCAGCAATCTTAACCCGCTTGTCGAATTCCTGTGAAGATGCCATATCTTCATTAGGCAAGTTCTTGGTGATAGAAGCCATGTTCTTGGCCTGTACCTCTTGCGGCATCAACTGAGTTTCCATAGACAACTTCACAGCATTGGCCTTGTTTTCTTCAGCCTGAGTAGTCTGAACCGCAATCTGTGCTTGTGCCGCTTGCATCGCCAACTGTGCTTGCATCTGCTCAATCTCTTGCTGTTGCGGATTAGGCTTCATCATCTCGTCCAAAGCCTTAATCATCTCCATGCGATTGGTCAAACTAGAGTTAGCCACAATGCCCTTCAAGATGATCGGCAGAACTGGCGTATTAGCGCCCAAAGTCTGCAACAAACCAATGAACTGCTGTTGCTCATACTCACGAGCAATGATGCCCAAAGTGGCCGTTGGGATGAAGTTCATGTCCACAGAAGGGTAACGCTCTGGGTCAAACTGCATGAACCTAAAAGCCGCCTTCTTGATGAATGGAATCAAGAAATCTTCTTGGAAGTTCACCAATGTACGCTTGTATTTCTTGATGATCGAGGCCACAGCCATAGACATACCAGAACCACCACCATCACGAGTGGCTTGGCTGACCATGCCCTGTGAGTCAAGCGTACCTGTTGCTTGCAACAACATACGCTCAAACGCTTGGGCAGTCGCCAAGTTGCTTGGGTCAGTAGCGCCAAACTTGAATGGCATCATGATGTCTGCTGGTGCGCCATTTGTGAGGATGGCTTTTCCGGGCTTTACCTCAAACTTAGCACCTCTAGGCATACGAGTCGCATCCATAGCAATCATGGGGCTAGTTGTCAGCGCCAAAGAGTCCAAATGGCTACGAGTCTGGGCATCAATAGCTTTTTGCATATTGAAAGCCTTCTCAACCGTACCACGACCCAACAAACGATTGGGAATAGTGTCATCCTGATAACTCAGAATGGGTCTATCCTTCATCATGTATGGGTTTTCTTCAGCTTTTAACAACAAACCATCGTTGGCAATGACCACAATGGCCTCAACCATGTCTGTATAGTCTTCAGCGGCTGAGTTTTCAGGGAACAACTCAACAATATCCTTGTTTTCTTGCATATTGTTGAGGTATTCACGAGGCACAAGACCGTAATACGTCAACAACAGCACTTTTTCGTCCTGATACTGGCTTACCTCTTGTGTCGGCTCCAAATCAGTGTCTTCATAGGTGGGCGTGATGTCTACTTTGCGGTAGATACCCCGCTCAATACCACGCACAACCTTGTGAATCGAGACATACTTCTCCACAGCCACACCCATACAGTCATCAATTGATGTCCCATTGGGGTCAAACAAGAAATTCTTAGGGTTCACAGGTGTGATCTTGACCGCAATACGATCACGTTCAATCACACCAATAGCGGCTTGACCCTGCTGATTTGGGATAGGCTGAGTGGCAGGGATGTACTCTTTCTCAGTGGAAACAATAATCTCGCCAATACCTGTTCCATAGATTTCAGCCATCAACTCGATCTGGTCGATAGATTTCCTGATCTTGTCTTTCTTGAAGTCTTCCATCAGTTGAGCCTTAATCAACTCAACATCAATGGGGTTGCCGCCAATGTCTTGGATATTGTCTTCAATATCGAAGAAGTCACCCTGACCAAAGATTGCTTCCATGATCTCAGCATGGCGGGTCTCAACAGCTTGTTGAGTAGCGGGGGTCACA